GGCAGGGCCGGTAGGGCCTTGCGGGCCTGCGGGACCGGTTGGGCCAGCAGGGCCAGGCGTGAGCTCGATGTCCTCGATCGCTTCGTCCAGCGCTGTCAGCGTGTCCCGCAGCTGCTGGCCGCTGAACGGTAGGGGTGGAATCGTCGTCATGCTCCCGCCGTGATGATCGTGTTCGCTCGAATGATCGTCTCTGCGTAGATCATCCCAATGCTGTCCGCCGCACCCACTCGATGCAGCATCAGCAGCCACCCGTTGTGGCCATCAGGCTGGGGATCACGCACCTGGAACACACTCCCCGCCACATCCACTGTGTCGCCCTGTCTGGGCTTGAACAGCAGATCCTCGAAGTTCACCAGCAACACCGGCTGCGTGCTGTTCACACGCACGCCGGTCTCTGGATCTAACCCAACATGCGATGCCTGAAACACGCCCGTGGCGGACTTGACCTGCTCCGACCGGGTGTAGGTGATGGGTTGCCCCATCACCCGCACCACAGCCCTGAGCGCCCTGTTCGCCAGGTCGTTCAGCATCAGTCGATCCGCACGCGCGCAACCGCGTCCGTGGTGGCCTTCGCCGCCAGGAACAGACCGATCCGGGTGTTGCTGGTGCTCACCGGAGTCACCCGACGCGCACCGCTGGCATTGTCCCAGTAGGCGATCGCACCCTGGGCCGCATCGGTGCTCGCGCCGGTGGCGGCAGTCAGGTCGTACACGCTCTCGGTGTCGATGTTCACCACATCGCCCTGCGCGCCATCCACGACGCACACACCAAACAGCGAGCCGACCAGCACACCCTCGCCCGACTTGCGGGCGTAGGGCAGGGTCACTTCGGGGTAGCGACCCTCTTGCACGTGGTTCTTCATGGATCAATCCTCAGATAATGGGGTCAGGAATGGGCCAGGATTACTGGCCAGTGGAGCGGTAGAAGCCCTGGTGCTGGCTCACCATGCAGCCCCAGTCGTGGCGCAGGTAGGTCGTGATCCCGTCAGGATCGCGCTTGATCTCCGACTCGATGGTCGGCCCTGCTTCGCCCTCCAGGTAGCCGTACACCAGCTTGTCCACGCCGGGGTAGTTGCCCACGATGTACCACTGGCTGGTGCTGCTCGCATCCAGGCGCGGCTCAACGATCTTCTGCAGGTAGCCCGAGAAGATGTTGACGTTGCTGGTCTGGTTGGGAACGATCGTGGTGTTGAACTTGTCGAACGCCGTCTCCAGCGTGGTCGGCAGCAGGATGTACTGCGGCACCACGTAGAGCGGGTTCTTGCCGGTGAAGTCCTTCTGGTTGCGCATCTTCTGACGCGCTTCCGAGATGGAGGTCTCACCGATCGCGCCGGTGCCGGTGTTGTTGTGGCTGGCGTGGAACAGGGCCAGGCCGTCGCTCATGCACTTGGCGTTGCCAGTGATCAGCCCCCACATCTGGTTCGCCTCGAACACCGAGACGCCACGGGCCAGCACCTGCACAGCGCGGGTGATGTAGCCCAGGTTGTCGTTGATGATCAGCCGGCGGCCGATCACCAGCTTCTTCCCGTACTCGCTCAGGAACCAGGAGCCCTGTTGCTCCTGCAGCGTTCCGGCCTTGTACTCCCCGCCCTCGCGGATCTCCTCAGGCAGCATCTGGCCGCCCACCTCGATCTCCTTCATCTCGCGGAAGTCGGGCAGGTTGCGCTGCTCCGCCAGCGGCCGCCAGGTCTGCACCTCTTCGGCATAGGCCGCTTTCAGCGTCACGCGCTGGATGCTGGCCATGAGCAGCGGGAAGTCGCTGGTGCTGTGCATGGCACGCACGGCGATCTCGCTCTTGTCCATCCCGCGGTGGCTGACGCCGGCCAGCTCCAGGGACTCGCGGGCCATGTCGAGCAGGGTGCTGCCCCGATACTCGCGGCTGCCGGGCGCCTGGTCAGGGGTGGCCAGGTTGGCGCGCACCTTCAGGTGGTCGAGCTTGGCGTCGAAGCGCTTCTGCCCGTGGTCCTGGGTCACCTCGACGCGGGTCTGCGCCGGGGTGTTGCGCTGCTCAGCGGCCTGCGCGTCGATCAGCTGCATCCGGGCCTCGTCAAGCGCCACGCCATCGGCGATCAGCTTGTGCGCCAGATCCTCGCTCACCTGCAGCTTGCAGGCGGTGTCGAGGATGCCGGCGGCGCGGCGGCGCTCGTCGGCGCGCACGGCCTCCAGATCCACCACGGGCGCAGCAGGCGCAGCGGCGCGGGTTTCAATCTTCTGCTCGGGCGCAGCCTCAGCGGCCGTCGCCCCCTGGTTCAGTTCGTCCACGGATCTCTCCTGGGGTTGGGTGGGGGTGGGCTCGTCTGAGCGCACCTGGGCCCCGGCATCGGCCGGGATCGGGACCAGCGAGAGCTCATACGGCTCCCAGTCCACTGCGCGCTCAACCGGCACTGCGCCGGTCTCATCACGCTCCGTCTTGTGGACCTTGTAGCCCACAGACACGTTGCGGTAGATGCCGTCTCGCACATCCTGGAAGATGGGCTCCACGTCATCTCGCCGGCTGAACTTCACCAGGGCACGGCCCTCGCTCCCATCCAGCCAGGCGCGCTGCACGACGCCGATCTGGCTGCGCAGCGAAAACGAGTCGTGTGCATCGAGCAGTGGTGCGCCCCGGTTCAGGCGCTCCATCCGCACAGCGCCAGGCGCCATGCTCAGCTCCTCGATGTAGTCGCCACGAGACCAGCTCGCACGACGCACCTGAGCGCCGGTTGACCAGACCAGCTCAACAGTTCGCTCCTCGACGTTGACCGTCTCGGGGGCGAACATTGCCCGGGTCTGTAGGAGACCGTCGCTCATGTGCACTCCTTCGTCCTCTCGATTCTAGGGTCAGCCTGCAGCAGGAGCCCTGGGCGCTGCTGGCGCTGGTGGTTGCTCCGCCTCCGCAGGCGGTTCGCCCGTCGGCGGCAGGGTCGAACCCAGTGGTCGCACCTGCGTCAGGCCGGCGGCAGACACCTTCCGCGGGTCGGTGTCGAGCACGATGCCCGCCGCATCCAGTAGCGCCATCCACTCCGTCCACAGTCGGATCACCTCATCCGGCTCATAGCCATCGGCGCGGATCGCTTCTTGCGGCGGCAGCAGGCCCGCGCGCACGCGGGAGATCGTGCTGTTCGTCTCGCTCTGCGGGTCGTAGAGCTCACGACGCGGCGGCGTCCAGTCCGCGCTCAGCCCATCGGTGGCGATGCCCGCCGCCGAGGCCTGCGTCGACCACCAGCTCCAGATCCGGTCGAACACCATCGGCGCCAGCACCTGCCAGGTGTCGCTCATCAGCCGACGCTGGAAGCCGATCCATCCCATCCGCCCCTGCGTGAAGCTGCCGCCCGAGTAGTCGCCCGTCAGCTCCTCGTAGGTGATGCCGATCCCCGCCGCGATCTCCAGCAGGTAGGTCTTGATCACACGGTCGATCTCGCCCGCCGCCGGTGGGTTGATCGTCCTGATGTCCTGGCCGGGGCCCAGCCGCACAATCCCGCCCGGTTCGATCCGATCGCCGATCGTTGACTTCTGGTCGCTCGTGCCATCCAGGTCCACCACCGCAGCGGCCAGGCATGCCGCCACCTTCTCCTTCATCAGCCGGGCATCGAGCAGATCGCCCAGGTCCTTCAGCCGCACCATCACCGGCGCCAGGCAGCTCACGCCACGGGTCATCCCAGGACGCTCCGGCGTGAACAGGTGGATGATCTGCTCCGCCGGCACCGTGTTGCTCACGATGCTCGTCGCCTGCACCGCAGACTCGCCCGGGTGGTAGTTGTAGATCCAGAAGCTCTCGCGCCGGCCCTCGGCGTCGTAGACGATCCCGCGCTTCGTCCAGCCCTCGCCCGTCACGCCCGGCGTGTCGTGCGTCTCGTCGATCCAGTCGCCCTCCATCGCCTGCAACTGCATCGGCACCAGCAGGCCCAGCCGGCGGATCGTTGCCGCGCTCGGCGTCCGCATCCTGATCAGCACCTCCCCCGACTCCTTCCAGGAGCGCACCGCCTGCGCCATCAGCCCGTCAAAGTTCTGCAGCCCGTGGTAGTCGCACTGCCGCGGGTCGGCCATCCACCCGCGCATCAGCTCCGTCACACGCTCGCCTTGCCGACCGTTGCGCCGGGCCTGCTTCGCCTTGAAGCTCCACCCCGCGCCGATCAGGTTCGTCACCCATGACTCGACCGCCTTGCGCGCATAGGGGTTGTTGCGCACCAGGTCGCGCGCACGATCGCGCTGGATCCCAAACCCCCGAGCACTCGCAGCATCAGCGCTGCTCCCCTGCGTCACCCACGCATCCGTCCGCCGGCCACGGGCCGCGGCGTCGTAACGCCGCATCTGGCTCAGCTGGATGCGGGCCGCCTGCCGCCGCAACGCCGCCCTGGGCGAGATGACGGCCAGCAGCTGCTCAAGTGGATTCATTCGTAATCCCGCACCACGGCCGGGTAGTCGATCCGCACCACCGGGGCAGTGGCCGCCGCCAGCTTGCTGGCGATGAGGTTGCGCGCCCTGAACAGCTCGTTCATCGACTGGTACCGCACCACCTTGTCGTCGTAGCGCACCTCAAGGTAACCGCCGGCGATCGCTTCCTCGATGGCCGCCAGATGCGCCTGCGTGAATGTGCTCATCCGGGCCACCTCCTCGCCGCCATGCTACTCAGTCCCAGAAGCTGCTCCCCGTGCTCGCCGGCCGGGCCTCCTCCTGCTGCACTGGCGCTGGCCGCCGTTCCTCGCGCTCGACACCGCCGTTGCGCTCCGTCTCCCATCTCTCATCGCCCCACCGGTCCGCTCCAACCAGCGCCGCCGCTGCCCGCGCATACACCCTGCAGTCCAGCGCCTCGTTGCGCGGCCGCGTCTTCACCCACTCGAACCGGTTGTACCCTCGCCGGTCGATCGTGTTC